AAGATCTTCAAATTGGCTTGGAGTCCAAATAGTACCATTTTGTGATTTAAATAAACTACCACCAACATATTGTTTAGAAACAATAACTGACTCTGCATCTGGTAAATTTTGAGAACCTACTGTTTTTTCACCCATACGAGCAACCCACGCTTCATAATTATTTGTTGTTGGTGCAATTAAAACAATACAATATTCTCTAGCAGGTTCAAGATGAACTGGTGATGGGAAAGTAACACGAGTTGAGACTGAAGCATCAGAAGATACGTTTATTTCATCAGGACTCAATACAACCTGTGAAAAGGCATCAACTGGTGCACCAGTAGGAGTTCCTAATTCCATAGGTCTAACTTCTACAGTCAATTTTTCAACTGGATCTTTTGTTCCAAAGAATAAATCAACTGAAGTTAGATTCATTCCTGATCCATCTACGGTGAATGATTGTGCTAATGGATCTCTTCCACCTCTTCTTCCACCTCTTCTTCCACCTCTGCCTCTAGTTCCACCTCTTCCAGTTCCACCTCTGCCTCTTCCTCCTGCACTCTGTCCTGATCCACTTCTAGAACCTTGTCCTCTTGTTCCTCTGGTTCCTCTGGTTCCTCCAGCAGTTGCACCACCAGTTCCACCAGTTCCACCAGTTCCACCTCTGGTTCCTCTAGGTCTTCTAATTCTTCGGTTTCTTCCACCGCCTCCACCTCTACGTGTAATACGGGGTGGTGGTGGTGGAGCTGTTTCAACTATTGTGTTTATAGTTATTGTTTGAATTTGTCCACCTTCGGTGTCATAAGTAACTTCACCATCACTTATCAATAAACTTCCTGGTAAATTCTCACTGTTATCTGGACTAGAGGTTAATTTAAAAGTACTAATTCCTGTTCTAAATGTTAATGCAGGTGGTGGACTTGCAAGTGGATTTCTAAAGAAAAATGATCCAATAACTTCACCAGTACGATCTGCTACTAATCTAGTTGGTTTAATTGTTGCTTGTGCACCACTACTTGTACCTAAAACAGTTGCACTACTTTTATTAATATATCCAAAGAATGATCCTTGTGCCTCATCAGATAAAGATGTAATATCAATATTTAAAACAGTTGAAGATGCAGAATAACTTGTTCCAAAACTAGTTGAAGGATTATATGGATTTGTTCCAAACTTCTCCTTTGGATTGGTTATTGCACCTCGTTTATGATCAGGTCTTGCTAGTCTAAGAGTTGCAGTTGTTTTACCAGTTGAATCAACAACTTTTACAGTTTCACCTGGTTGAAATATACCATTGACCATGTCAATCTCAACTAGTTTTGGAATAATATCAATCCCACTAGTGCCTTCAAAAAATGCGTAGTATCTTGCATATGGTCTCAAAGCAATCGCATCAAATGAAACGTTTCTTGAACGTATATGTGTATCTCTTGTTGTACTAGTAAGTACTCTTCGTGTAAATGTTCTATTTCTAGCACCAGTTCTTCTAATTGTACCACCAGTGGTTTCTATTGTTCTAACCCAAGTATCAGATTCGGGTCTTAGTCTTATAAATCCGTCAAAATCAATCATATTGAATGGATTGACATTTTCCACTCTTGATGCTAAAGGTTGATTGAAAGCTTCAACTTCGTCATAATTTAAAGTAACGATTTCACCAGTTTTTCTACAATTTGGATCTAATAATGCTAAATCTTCTGAAAAATCAGCAGTGTCTGAATTTATGGATAGATCTAAGGCAACTTGAGGTCCTATCGACCAAATATCAATAGGAACATTAAGTTCTTGTCTACTAGTGTCAACAGTAACTTTACAATCTAAATTATTATTATCCAATAAATCGGCATTTTTAAAATCATCAACAAAAAATCCAGATTTAAATCTACTTAATCCATCGGCATCTTGTACTTGAAGAGTTTTAGTATCCAACTCAAGTAAACTTAAAGAAGTAACTTTTTCTAAATTTTCAATTCTATCTTCCAGACCACCAATATCTCTCATAGTATATCTCTGATTATCAACCATCTTGATTACTGCATCATCTGGATCATAAAGATATGCTGGCAACGTTATTGTTGCAATATCCATACTATTTCTATCATGTATTGGTTCTATTGGATTCTTGTTTGAAACACCTTGTATAATTGTTAATTGACCATCTTCATCTAATACAACTTTATCAATTCGGGGTAGATAATAGTTATATCCAAGTATTGAACTCTCATTTGGAGTTACAACAAATGATGGGTTAACATTACCTGATGCACCAAAAAGTCTATTTTGGAATGAGAATGGGGATTCATTGCCAGTATATTGAGAAACTCTTGGTCTGAAATCTACTGTATCAGTTGCTCTTACATTATTTCTACCAATGTTTGGTATGTCAAAACTAAATCTTTCTTCATCATAAGATGCTACAGTGTAAAAATCTCCTGTATCATTTGATGGAACATCATAACGATCAAAAATAACTAATAATTTTCTTGTTGGAGGTGCAAAATTAGATTTTCTTACAAGTCTTGAATAATCATAAAACTGATCTCTTTGACCTTTATCAAGATCAAATATATTGGTAATGTTTAAACTTCCACCTTCAGTTATTATTTGTAATGTTGTAGATATCTTAGATTCATCAAAATTAACAACTTCGCCTTGTATAAATTTATCGGATGTTAAATAAACTATTTCTACTTCAGTTGCTGAAAGAAGAGATGTTATTTGTGCTATTGCATCACTATCAGAACCTCTAATTTTTTCACCTAAAATTGCGTTTGTATCTAAACCTAATCCACTTGGGAAAGTTAATTTATCTAAAACAGGAGAACTAGTATCAATTGATTCAAAAACACCAATAATTTTAACAACATCTGGTTGATTTAATGATATTTCTCTATCTTCAACTCTTAGACCATAACCAGTTGATTTAGTCATTCCTGTGAGAGCAGTATTAATTCCAACTCTTGTATTTTCAATAGATAATTTTTCACTTCTTATATAATTTTTTTGTTTGCTTTTTATATCTTGTTTTTTAATTGTAGTGGTTACAACAACATTATTAACTTGACCTGTTTGTGACAATCCTTGAAAAGTAATTGACTGTCCTTGAGTACCTAAAGTTACTTGATCTGATGTCAATGTTTCAACCAAACCATTTGCATAATGAATAGAATATCTTTCTTCATCAAAAGCATCAAAAAATGCACTTGAGATACCACTAGCACCAACAGCCATACTAAGGGCACCACTACCACTAGTAGACTGATTTATTATACTTTTACCTACAACTAAATTTGAATTTGATAGATTTATATCAGATATATTTTTATCACCTATTTTAGCAAACAAACCTTTATTATCTTCTACTTTAATATTAGGAACACCAAATGCAAAGGTTGTTGTTGTATTTGTAGTGCCAGGAAGAGCACCATTACATATTCCAGTTATACTTGCAACAGCAGCCAATGAAATTGATCCATCACTAAGGACTTCTGTTACCCTATTAAATCTTTCTGTTACTTCATTTGGTAGTTGATATCTAACTATAGTATCAGTTTTTATACCTGTAAAGTTACCACCAGCACAAGTTGCTATTCCAGATGCATTAATATTAATTTTATCAGTAATACTAAAACCAGTTGGTACTTTTCTTTGTAAAACTGTATCTGCAACAAAATCTACTGTATGTCCAGTTAAAGCACTTGTCTGTTGAAAAACTGACTTTATATCCTGTATTCCATAAGTTCTTACAGTTTTAATAGATCTTGATACTTCAGGATCTTCATTAAAGATAATTTGTTCACCTTGCATGAACGTGCCAGTTACTTGTGTTATCTTTACAATATCTGAACCACCACCAGATGCTGTTGTATATCCATGTGCTCCACTACTTAAACCTCTAACATAAGATGCATCGGGCACTTGAGCGTTAGTAACAGAAGAATTGAGTGTAAGACGAGTAAATGTATGTATATCAAATAAATGTAAATCCCATTCTGTAGAATCTCCACTATATGCTGCATCTGATACTGCAAAAGAGTAGACTCTTGCCTGACCAACTAATTCACCTGTTCCAGCAGAGTTTGATGCAGTTCTTTGATTATATAATTCTACAAATTTAGTATCATCATTTATATTTTGTACGGCTGTTCCAAAAACATTATTTACTTTTAAAATGGTTCCCATCTGATATGGAACTAGTGCTGATTCTACCTCCTTTTTATCTCTTGGTTTATCCATATCTACAATTACTGTGCCATCAATATCAACATCAAAACCTTTCACGTATGCTGTACCTGCAGAGACCTTGACGCACATAAGATCGTCGTCAGGAACATTTCCTTCCTCTGTTATCTCGTTAGATTTGAATAAACCCTCATTTGATATACCATCATTAAGTGAATTTGCAACTTGAACAGTAAATGGTTCTACCGCATAATGTCCAGATTCGTCAAAAGTTCTTTTTGCAAAGTAACTTCTTATAAGAGAATATTGTGGATCATTAATTAAACTTTGTATTTCACCTTCCTTTATTCTTATTAATTCAATAAAATTGGTATCGTTATAATCACTTAAACTTTTTTTTGCTAATGTAGTTGTTATTTTTAATCTATCTGCACCTGGTGCTGCGTAATTTGAAAATCCTCTTGCATTATCATATAAAGAATCATCATCCTTTGCAGTAACTATTGATTCATCAATATTTAAACCAACTCTATATGAAGTATCATTAGTGTAAGGATCTAAAACTATTTTATCTGTTGAAACATCAACGAAAGAACCCCTTATAAAATAAGTTCCAGATGATATACCGACAGCAGATCCAATTGCAGATGCATTATCATCAACTAAAGTTAAAACAGTTTCTCCCTCATTTATAGCAGTATTACCATATATAAAAGTTTCTTGAGTTATTAATGTCTCACCATTTGTTAAATATGAAATTTCATTATTATTTCCAGACTCTAGATATGTGACGAATATTGTTAGATCATTTATGTCAGGACTAGTACCAGCAAGTAGATAACTATCAATTCGTAAAGATATTCCAGATGTTTGACCTTTTAAAATTACACCAATTAATTGATCCAAATATAATGAAACTGGTACTCCTAAATGCTCATCTTTAATTTTTATTGAATAATATAAATTATCAAAACTGATAGCGCCAGGTATTACCATAGAACCATCTTGGAAGATGTGACTACCAAAAGATTCTAATTGATTCTGTAACTGAGACTGAAGAGTAGTTAATTCTCTTGCTTGAACAGGGAATCCTGGTTTAAACAGAACTTTGTAAAATTTGTCTTCCTTATCAAAATCATCATAATAAGGTGATATATTTAAATTAGTCTTTTGTGGCATTTTTAAAATTCGAGTATGATTTTAATGTCTTCCTTTTGTCTAGAATTTCTAGTTATCAATGGACGATTATCTAAGTAAATAACATCCCCTGACCCTTTATTTATCTCAGGAGAAGCAAGACCATTTGTGAAATTAACACCCAATGATACCACTTTGTTACCAGTAGGATTAGTGCTTATACCAGTAAAGTTTTGATCTATTGAAGCATTAAATCCACTAGTTGGTGCTAAAATTGGTTCTGCAGAGGATTCAAATGCTAGAACCTTTGCCTCTGTAGTGACTCCAACATAATCAGTCTGATCACTAGATGTTCTATTGAAGTATAAAGATCTATCCTGATAGTATTTAATAACATTAGTATCAGTATCATATGAAACTATGTATCCTAATGCTGTTCCACCTGTTACAGTTTGCTCAATTTTTTCACCTATGACAGGTGTTCCACTTGGTGTAACAATTTTAACTGCATTAACTGATGAAAATTCATTTGAAGTATAGACAGAAGTTGAACCAATTGATGTTGGATTTTTTATAATACTTATTTGTGCAAATTTAGTATCAGTTGGAAAATCCTTTGTGGAATCATCAAATCTTGCATATACAAGTAGTTTATCAGTTCCTAATTCTTTATATAAATCAAATCCATGACCTTTTGATGGAGGAATAATTGGTATAAGTTTTGCCTTATTTCCTATTGAAACACCCGAATTACCCACAGGACCTAAATCAACCATTCCATAAGTATACCCCTGTCCACCTGAAGAAATCACTGTATTAATTATTTTACCGTTACTGTCAGTATCAATAACAACTTTGGCACCTGTTCCATCACCAATAATATCAACTTCACTACCAACAATGTTTTGAGAATATCCAAATCCTTGTTGATCAATGTAAACCTTTTTAATTTGATTATTATTTACAGTTGAATCACCATTTTCACGAACTGACTGTATTTGAGTTGTAGTTGAAGTTGGCCAATCACCAGGAACTGAAATATATTCTGTTGAGTCAAATTTAATAATATCACTTGGAGGGACAGTAAACAAATACTTCCAAATGTATCCATCACCACTCTCACCTGCTCTAGATGGTTCTAAATCTGTAAATAAAGGTTCATCTTGTGATGCATTTCCGTTTATATTTGTTCCAGAAGAACCATTATCAATACAAACATATACATCAAAGTTTTTATTCATCACATAGTAATTTGCATCATATAACCTTGTAGAATTAGTTACAGGTGATGGAGATTCTACACTATAATCATGACGATACATTTCATATCTTGTTCCTTGTGTCCAATTTCTTCTTGATATTAATCTCCTTACGTTTGCACCAGTTACTTTTTTACCAAAAATTTGAGTATCTCCAGTATGGTTAATATAATTAAAATTATCTACAGGGTTAGGTGTATCAGTATTCCATGCAGTAGTTCTACCAAAACCAACAGAAAGTGCTGGATTAGCGAGACCTAACACAACATAATATGAATTTGCAGAGTTATCCACTGTCTCTACAAAATTATTTGCATTTAGAATT